CGCCCACAGAACGCCCAAGCCCCGACAAAACCCCCAAAACATCCCCAAAACCAACGCAAATCCCCCTCAGGCGTCGGAATGATACTCTAACGCGCGGATGAAGGATGAACGTCAGTCGGGCGCTTGTGCGCGGGTTTCCGGCGATGTGTTGCAGTTGCGCCCGCTCACGAAGGCGTGATGATTGCCCGCGGGGCAGATCGCGCCCGCGTTGCCGCGAAATGCGGCTGTTGCGTAACGCGCGGGCGGGGGGAGGCGCCTGCCTCTGGAAACGCGCGCCAAGGCGGCCTAACAAGGCACGACCGCCCCGGCCGCGCCGCGCGCGACCGGCCGCGCCACGACATCACCCCAGGGCAACCCCGGAGCGCTGAGCATGCAAGACGATCCCAATCCGCGCACGGCGCTTGTCACCGGGGCTGCGGGCTTCATCGGCTATCACCTGTGCCAGCGCCTTCTGGACGAGGGTTGGTGCGTGGCCGGCATCGACAACCTGTCGGATTACTACGACGTGCGCCTGAAGGAACGCCGCCAGGCGATGCTGGCCGAACACCCGCGCTTTTCCATCGTCAACGACGACATCCAGGCGCCGGGCCGCATGCGCGCGATGTTCGAGCGCCACCGCCCCGAGGTGGTGATCCATCTCGCAGCCCAGGCCGGCGTGCGCTATTCGATCGAGAACCCGCGCTCGTATCTCGACAGCAACATCACAGGCACCTTCGAGATCCTCGAGGCCGCGCGCGCCTTCCCGCCCCGGCATATGCTGCTGGCCTCGACCTCTTCGGCCTATGGCGCGAACACGGTGATGCCCTATGCCGAGACGGCGAAGGCCGACCATCAGATGAGCTTTTATGCCGCCACCAAGAAGGCGACCGAATCGATGGCGCATTCCTATGCGCATCTGTTCGACCTGCCGGTGACGATGTTTCGTTTCTTCACCGTCTATGGCCCCTGGGGGCGGCCCGACATGGCGCTGTTCAAGTTCACCCGCGCGATCCTCGAGGGCGCGCCGATCGACGTCTACAACCACGGCGACATGAAGCGCGACTTCACCTATGTCGACGATCTGGTGGCGGCCATTCGCCTGCTGATCGACGCCGTGCCGCAGCGCCCGGCCGAGGGGCGCGTGCCCGCGGGTGACAGCCTGTCGCCGGTGGCGCCCTGGCGGGTGGTCAATATCGGCAATTCCGAACCCGTCCAGCTGACCGATTTCATTGCCGCGATCGAGGCCGCGACCGGGCGGCGCGCCACGCGCAACCTGATGCCGATGCAACCGGGCGACGTGCCGGCCACCTGGGCGGATGCCGCGCTTTTGCACCGGCTGACGGGCTATGCGCCGCGCACCCGCGTCCCCGAAGGCGTTGCGGCCTTTGTCGCGTGGTATCGCAGCTATTACGGGGCCTGACGCGGCGCAGGGTGTTGTCTTTCACTTTCTCCGTAACGTCATTTCGTGGCCTTTATTACCGGAAGTGATCAGCAGTCCACACACTATCCCGGACGGTTCTGGGACGTTCGCCACGAACTCAGCCGCCAACCTGTCGCTTCTTCCACCACTCCCAGATCGCGGTTTTACCGACACGGCGCGCGGGCGGAAAGTGCTGCGCCACCTCTGCTGCAATCTGTTCGAAGGTGAGCCGATCGACACGCGCCGCGATGAAGGTTTGCAATTCCGGATCGCTGGCAATCTTCGGCGCGGTTCCCGAGCGATGCGCGCGGCGGTGTTCCGAGGGAGGAACGGCGCAGGCGGGCTGGCTTTCGATACCATCTTGAACGCCCTGTTCAAGGGCGGCTTCAAGGCTCCTGATCGCACGGGAAAAAGCGGCTTGCCCTGCCGTCAGCTCGAAGAGGGCAGATGCCACCAGGTCCGTAACCGACGCTTGCGTCATGCGTTTCTCCTGTTGGGTGGCCCGTGGTGCGTCACCTCACCACGGGCCACAGGGCGCGCCTTCCGCCAAGCGCGCCCTGTGCGGTTATACGTTCTGTCCCGGCTCGATCCCGAGTTGCGCGCAGACCGCGAGGCGCTCGGCATTCGTGCGGCCTTTGCCATGCGTGAGCAACTCGGGCGGCGGCACGCGGCCTGCGAGCTTCGGGCCGCCAAGGTTGACCAGCGGCAAGGCGCAGGCCTCCCAGGCTTCGAAGCTCGTGATGTTGGCGCTGGCCAGCTCCACCGCCCATTCCTCCATCGCGGGCACGAGCTTGCCCAAGGCACGCGCCCGTTCGAGTGCTGCATCGACCCGGCCTTGATGGATCTCGGCGCGCAAGGAGGCGAGTTGCGTTTCCGCCTCGCCGCCCGTTTGTGCAATGGTTGCCGCCGCGACGATGGCCCGACCTCGCGCAGGCGCTCATGGATCAGGCCGCGCTGCATTATGACGGGCGATCCCCGATGGATGCGAAGGCCCTCTCCACGTCGCCGCACATGGCCCGTGTGGGCGCCAGGTATCGCGGGGTGCAGGCATGACCGAGCATGAATGCGACATGCTGCTGACCCTGCAATGGCCTGCCGTGGTGCGGTGGGCCAAGCGGCAGGAAGAGGCGTGGATCAAGGGCTTTGCCCTGTCGATTGCCGGGAAGGGCAAGCGACAGGACTGGCTGCCCAGCCCCAAGCAAGAGCGCCTGATGCGCCGCCTGATCGACGCGCAGAGAGCTGACGATCAGGCGTTGCTGAACGGCGAGGGGCTGATCGAGCTGGTCGAGGATTGAGAACACCGCCTGCCGCTCACGCGGCGGGCTGCGGGCGTCAGTCGGGTTTCACGGGTTAACCGGGGCTGACGCTTTCGACGGTGCGCACCGGGTAACGGGCCAAAGCACCAAGGGCAGCTATTCCCCGCAAGGGGTCTCCCCACGCCCTAAGGCCCCGCTGCCACCCTCTGGCGGCGAACATGGGGGAGCGGACCGAGCCGAGGGAAAGGCAGGTCTGGCCTAAGCGGCGGGCTCGTCTGAATGGACAGGTCAAGATCGCGGCGGTCGGGGCGGGAGGCGGGGTTTTCAACCCCCGCCCTTAACCCGCTTTCCGACCGTCACAGCAGGTCTGAACTGATGGACAGGGGCAAGACAGAGAGAAGAGCAGAGGCAAGAGAGATGACACGGAAGACAGCGAACACGGCAGACCGCGCGGGCGAAGGCCTCGACCTCTTCGGAAATGGTCCCAAGACCGCTCGGTCCTGGTCACGGTTGACGAATGGATGGCGGCGGAAGTCTCGCCCGATGATCTGCCCGCGCGCGAAGGCCCCTGCGTCCTCGGCGTTGACCTGGGCGGCTCGCGGTCCATGTCGGCGGCGGCGTTCTACTGGCCCGAGACCGGGCGTCTCGAAGCTCTGGGCACCTTCCCGGCAACCCCGTCGCTGGCGGATCGCGGCGCCTCCGATGGGGTCTCGGATCGGTATTGCCAGATGCAGGAGCGCGGCGAGCTGTCGGTGATGGGCGAAGCCACGGTGCCGCCCGGCCCCTGGCTGGCGCAGATCGTCAAGCACCTGTCCGGGATCACGCCCGATTGCATCGTGGGCGACCGCTTCCGCCATGCCGAATTCACCGAAGCCATGCAGGCGGCCGGGCTGGCCCGCGTTCCGTTCATCTGGCGCGGCTTCGGCTGGAAGGACGGCTCAGAGGATATCGAGCGGTTTCGCCGGGCGCTGTTTGACGGCGACGTGAAGGCCGCGCCGTCCATGCTTCTGCGCTTCGCCTTCTCCGACGCGATCACGCTGGTGGACCCGGCAGGCAATCAGAAGCTGGCCAAGGCGCGCAGCCTCGGGCGGATCGACGCGGCCGCGGCCACGGTGCTGGCGGTGGCCCAGGGCGCGCGGATGAAGGCGGCCCCGATCAGGAAGGCGACGGCGCTATGGGTGTGAACGTCCTGCGCCTCGACAGGCGGCTTCAATTCCTGCGCGCGGTGATGGGGGATGACGGTTACGGCAACGTCATTACCGGCTGGGCCGCGCATGGCGTCCCGGTCTGGGGCGCGCGCAAGGACGTGTCGGACGCGGAACAGGTGGCGGCGGGGCGCCTGCTGGCGACGGTGACGGCGCGGTTCATCATCCGGCGTTCCAGCTTCGCGGCGGGCCTCACGCCGATGGATCAGTTTACCTGCGACGGCGCGACCTGGGCGATCGACGGCATCAAGGAGGTGGCGCAGCCCCGGCGCGGCTTCCTTGAGATCACGGCGACCAAGGGGGCGGCATGAGCAAGCGCAAGGACTATGCGCGCCACTCGAAGCGCGTCACGCGCACGCGGCGGTGGGCGGTGCTGCGCCAACAGATCCTCGAGCGCGACGGCTGGGCGTGCCGGTGCTGCGGCGAGCGGCGGCGCCTCGAGATCGACCACATCAAGCCGGTGCGGACGCACCCGGAATTGGCCTTCGACCCGCGCAACCTTCAGGCGCTCTGCGGCCGCTGCCACACCCGCAAGACCCGCATCGAGTGCGGGCACAAGGAGAAATCCCCCGAGCGCAAGGCTTGGGCGACTGCCGTTGCCGAATTGGCGGCGGAAACCACAACCACGGAAAAGGAATAACCCATGTTGGACTCTGTGAAGATCGCGCGGCGGCAAAGCGAGATCCGCCAGAAGCTGGCCGAGCTGGCCGGGAAGCCGACCCCGACCGAAGACGAAACCCGCGCGATGGAAGCCCTCGACGCGGAATACCGGACCAACGAGACCCGGTATCGCGCCGCCCTGATCGCGGAAGACACCGAACGCCGCGAGGCCGGGGCCGATCTGGAAACCCGCGCGGGCCGCGAATGGGCCGACCTGATCGCGGGCTTTCAGATGCGCCAGGTTGTCGGCGCGCTGAATGATGGCCGCGCCCTCGAAGGGCAGACCGCCGAAGTCGTGACCGAGCTGCGCAACGCGGGCGGCTATCGCGGCATCCCGGTCCCGCTCCTGGCGCTCGAAGCGCGGGCCGGGGAAACCATCTCGACCGCGACCCCCGATCCGATGCAGACGCGCCCGATCATCGACCGGCTGTTCCCGGCCAGCGTGGCCGCGCGCATGGGCGCCCAGATGATCGGCATCGGCTCCGGCGCGGTGGAATGGCCGGTGGCGACCTCGGCCGTCACGGCGGGCTGGGCGGACGGCGAGACGGGCAGCATTCCCGATCCGACCGCCTACACCACGACCGACAAGGCGCTGGCCCCGAACCAGACGATGGGCGTTCAGATGCGCATCACGCGCAAGGCGCTCCTGCAATCGGGCGATGCGCTGGAAGCCGCGATCCGGCGCGACATGAACGGCGCGATGGCGGCCGAGCTGGATCGGGCGATCTTCCTCGGGACCGGCGCGGACGGGCAACCGCTGGGCGTCATCACCGGGGCGGCGACCTATGGCATCCCCACGACTGCCGTTGATGCTGCGGCGTCCTGGGCGACCTATCGCGGCGCCGTGGTGCGGTTCATGACCCGCAATGCCGCCTCGACCCCGGCCGATGTGCGCGCGCTGATCCGGCCCGAGGTCTGGGACTACATGGAGTATCCGTTTTGATCAAGGGGCAATTTCGGCCCATTTTCGGTTATCCCGGATCAGGGCGTTGGCGAGGACGATGAGCTTGCGCATCACCGC